TAAACTGTGCCCAATCTAAAAAGTGTGCTGGAAGATTTCCACCTAATGTATTCGCATCTGTTAATGATGTTGCTGTAAATGTTGTGCCTAATTTTAAGACATTCATTACAGCACCATTGCCCAACGGTGATGTTAATGATAATGTTGTTGATGACATTGAATAGTCTGTTGTCGGATGTTTGACAACTCCATCAATATAAACTAGTATCTGATAATTTTGCCCTATTGTATATGGCAATGTATATGTGCTTGTTGAGCCATTTCCTGTAAATGTATGATATGTCAATTCATTTATAGGTGAACTTGTATCGATTACAATTTCATCTCCAGACAAAGCAACTGTTAAGTCTCCGTGTCCACCCGATGATATTTTACCTTCTCTTATTGTTCTAAATTTTGCTTGAGTTGTAGATGTTGTGTCTAATACTGCAATGGCCGAACCAGCATTGATTGGGTCAAATGCTATAGTAAATTCATTACCTGCATCATTATAAGTTCCTGTTATTCCGTATGCTGATGTAAATAATGCATCAACTCTGTCATCTACACGTTCATTTGTAAAGAATAAATTGGTTGAGCCTTCTGTTAAGTTATCAGTATCATAATTCGTAAGAACATTAGTAATTCCTGTTCCGTCACCAGTTATAAGAGTAAAATTGCCAGCCGCAGGAGTAGTTGCGCCAATTGGAGTACCATCAATAGTTCCACCATTGATATCTATATTTGAAAAAGTAGAACCAGATGATGTGATATCACCCGTTACATTACCTGTTAGATTACCAGTTACGTTACCAGTTAAATTACCTTCAAAACCATTTGCAGATTTAACCTTTTCACTAAAATCCCAAGTGTCTGTTGAGTCCGTCCATAAAATTGTTTTATCAGTAGTACCTTTAAGAGTAATACCACCACCATCTGCGGTTATATCTGTAGGAGTACCAACTGAACCAAGTTCAAGATTTTTATCATCAACAGATAATGTAGCAGAATTAACAGTAGTTGTTGTTCCTTGAACTGTCAAGTCTCCGGTAATTATTGTAGCACCTTCAATCTGAACTGTTCCGTTCTCAGACATGATTATGCCTGAACTTGCGCCATTATCTAATACTAACTTCTCACCTTTGAGAAATAGTCTATCACCGAATTTAATTTGTTCTGCCATTTTGTTATTCCAAAAACACTAATAAGTTATATTATATGTATTTATCTTATGGTTTGGAATCAGGCAATAAAAAAGGCTCCCGAAGGAGCCTTTCTATATTCAATTTGTATAAATTTTTACACGAATGAAAGGTTTGCCATAGCAATTTTTGAAACGTAGTCAGCCGCATTACCAAGTGATGATGCAGTGTTGTTTAATTCAACATAACCATAACGAGTCATGAATGAAACTACTGGCTCAAAAGTGCCTGGGTCAACCACAACGCCTGAAGACATTAATGGTACGTATGGGCAATAGAACGCAGCCGCGTCAATTTCGCCTTGACCTTTATAGCCTAAAAGAACATCTGTGTTATCTGAAGCATATGTATTTACATAGATACGCATAGTACCGTTTAGAGTACCAACAAACTTAGTGTTTGTAGGTGCTTCGAAAGTACCTTCAGTAGTTCTTGCAAATGCTGATGTAGTAGCAGACTGTAGTACAGTTAGTGCCGCTGGAGAAACAACTGCCCAGTTTGCCGCGCCTCTACGAGTACGTTGTGCAATTAGGTTTGCTTCTCTGTTCATCATTGTTGCAAGTACCGCATGTCTGTCACCAACGAAAGTTGGAGTACCAGTAAATGAACCATTCATATCAAATGATGCTGAACCTGTAGCAAGTGCGCCTAGTGAACCTAGAACTTCTTGGTCGATTTCAGCAGTGATTTCCATAGCAAGTGCTGCCATGATTTCTGCTTCAACATCTAAGCCGTGCATTGAGTTAGCATCTTGTGCCGCTTCAAAAGTCCAACGTGCAGATAGTTTACGAGTTTTCGCTTCAACTGTTTGCTTAAGAACTTGAATTGACATTTTGTTACCAGCATCGCCTTCCATTGATGAAGTAGCCGCCGGAGCGTTTGTACCATCGCCAGAATATGATGTAGCAATATCAAAAGGTGATAATGCTTCTGAACCTGCTGTAGTTGAACCTACAGTTTCAGCGTATCTCACACGTAGTGTATGAATTTGTCCTACTGGACCAGTCATTGGTTGAACACCGATGATTTCGTTTGCAATAACAGTAGGCATTACACGTCTAATGATTGGTAAAATTACTTTGTTTAAAGTAGCAACGTTACCAGCCTGTGATGCACCTGCTGTAGCACTTTCTGTAAGTGCTGATTTTGTGTTTTCTAAAACTGATGACATTACGTCACGCTTGTTACCTTCTAAACCGTCTAGAAGTGTTTCACGAGTAGTGTCCCAATTTTTTCCTTCGAAAAGATTTTCCATCTTTCTCTCCTTTTTTTGGTTTCTTAATTAAGTCCAGCCAATTTCTTTAACTGGATTATGTTATTGGCATCGCTACCCTGTGATTCTGGTGATGAACTAACCATCTGTTCTTCACCTCTGTCACCAGTGTGTTCTGTTACTTTGCCTTCGTTTAACGATTGTTTTGCCTCTGTTGAGACTTTCTCATTCAAAACTGCAGGTAGATATTTCTTAAATGCAGATTTTAAATTAGTTGTTTTTACTGTTTCAAGTAAATCAACCATAACATCACGCTTTTCTTTGCCTAGAGGCGCTAAAAGACCTTCCATGACCTCTTTACGGTCCATTCTGTCTTCTAGTACTTTCTTTGCAGTTTCGGCGCTTGTAATGGCTTCTTCTTTTGCAGTAATAGTTTCTTCCAACTTCGCAATCTTAGTAGCCGATTCTTCTAATTTCTTAGTAATCTTAGCAACTTCAGTTCCTTCACTTAATTGTGAAGTCATGAACTCGCCTGCGAATGTTTCAAAAATTTTACGACCAAATTCGTTTTCTTTAGCCGCTTGAATGTCTTCTTTAAGAACACTCAATTCAGAACGTAAAGCCTTATCAATAGTATTTTCTACTAATTCTGCTGAACGTTTGATAAATGAATTCTTAGTTTTAGTAAGAATCTCTTTACCTTCTGCTACCATGCGTACTTTAGTTTCCACTAAATCACGTTTGTCGTCATGGAATTCTGCTAGTTCACGTGACAATTGTTTAACAACGAATTCTTTAGTTCTATCTAAGTGTTCGTTAACTTTTGCACGGTCGGCTCTCAGTTCCTTAACTTCATTTGCTAGTTGAGAAGTAATGAATTTTTCAAGGAGTTTTGCATGTTCAGAAATTGCTTTCTTATATGCAACACGCTCTGCGATTAGGGCTTCACGGTCAGTTTTAAACTCGTCCATTTCAGTTTTAATTGCAGATGAAAGCATGTTGTCCATTGCTTCTACAATAACTGATTTGTCGTGTTCAAACTTCTGTGCGAACTCTTCACGCAACTCGGCTGTTATCTCCTCTCTTGCTTCATTTATTTGTGCTTCCCAAGCCTCTGATATTTGAGTTGAAACTTCTTCACTCAAAACATCTGACTCAAGTAGCCCAGCAAGGATTTCATTTTTTGCCATTGTTACTTCTCCTTCTCTTATTAAAGTTTAAGTTCTCTAATGAACTTAACTATTTCTTTAGACAAGTACTGTTGTGCAGACTTGTCGTTTTGAACATTTTGTGCTAGTTTCCAAGTATCGTAACCGCCATTCATGTTCATTAATCCTTCGTATATTGCTTTTGGATATGCGTCCGGGGCACTTGGCTGTGCCACAATATCGACTGTAATAATTTCATAATTGCTCACGTTACCAGCGTGGTCAACTTCACCAGAACCACGAGACGAGACACCTAAAGTGGCACCTGATTCGATTAATGTTCTGATAATGTTACCCATTGGCGTAGGAACAATCTTTAGTTTACCAAAGCCGTTAGGACCATCCATCCACATATTTTCAATTATGTGTGAAACACGGTCAACGTTGACTGTCAATTCAGGTGGGTGGTCACACTCGCCTAGAACTGGAAATCCTTCCTTGATTTTCGCTTGGACTGATTCCACTGCTCTTTTGATTTCTTTCACCGGGTATACTCGTTGGTTAGCATTCTTAACGTCACCTTGGACAAAAATGCCTTCCATGAACATACTCTTACTACCATCATCGCTTTCAACAATACGTGATTGTACATTTGCTTGATTATGTGATAATCTTTCAATAAGAACTGTCATTGGTTTCTCCTAAAAAGAATTGTTACTTAGGCTTTGCTTGGTGCTGGCGCTTTTTTATTGCCAGGTACATTAACATTGCCCGTTTTCATGTCTTCTGCTTTTGCTGAACCGCCAGATGTGTTACCATCTACTTGTCCAACTGGTCCTGCGTCACTTTCGTCCGCACCACCGTCTTTTGCAACTGGTGAATCTTTATCACCGTCTGCGCCAGGCTTAGCAGTCGCTGGAATAGAATATTCTTCCAACTTTTCTTCTGATTCTTCATCTAAATCTTCAGTTGACGCTTCTTCTACTGGCTCTTCTTCAGTTTCATCTGCTTCTTCAACAACTTCTTCAACTGTCTCATCTGCTTCTGCTACTGCTTCTTCCATTTCTGGCTCTTCGATATCTAAATCAATTTCGCCTTCCATGTCGCCTTCTTCGCCTTCTTCTGATTCTGCATCATCTTCGCCAGCCATAATTTTTTCAAATTCTGCTTCTAGGTCTGATAGTGCTGATTCTAGGTCTTCAACTCTGTCTTCGATTTCTTCTTCAGGTGCTTCATCACTCATTTCTAAGTCTTCTTCAGCCTCTTCATCAGATACGTCTTCGTCATCAAAGATTTCTTCTTTTTCAATTTCGTCAGAATCTTCTTGGACATCGTCCTCTAAAGTTTCGACTTCTTCTGTTTCTTCAATTTCCTCAAGTTCTTCTTCTACAACATTGTCGCTTTCGTTTAAAGAATCCTCGTGGATTTGTCGTGCTTGTTCAACAACAAAGTCATGTAAAAGCGATTCCGCTTTTGCTGTCTCTTCGTTGATTAACAATTCTAGCACTTGTTCTAGTGTACTTCTTGACATTATAAGTCTCCTTAATAATATTTTCTTCATAGCCACTACAATTGCGGCAGGGTTATAGAAACGAACAAACTAATGCTACATAAAATAGCAATAGTGGGTTTCATACACAAGTATTTAT